CGGGTGCTGCAGAAGTTCACGTTGGATGTTTCGCCGTTGCCGGCGGAGAGCGTGACGATTGTGGTGGGGAGTGAAAACCTGAATGTGTTGCTGGCTGAGGAAATCGCGATTAATGGCGACGGCATCGGTTGGCAATATGTATCGCCACGTCGATTTGATGCTCAGGGTTATGCACCTCGAAGCTAAATAGTTGCACCTGCAAAAGTGCTGAAAAGAAAACATGACAGGGAGTTAATGATGGGGATTGAAACGACTATCACGAAAGTTGTGGATGCATGTAACAAACTCACGGAGACGGTTACCAATCAAATTGGGAAGATAGATGCTCGAGTAGATGCTGCATCGAATCAGTTCACGGCTTGGCGTAATAGTGTGCAGGCGAAGGATATCAACGGGCGTTCGTTATACAGTCAAGAAATTGATCTTACTGGGCTACCTACCGATACCTTCTATCCAGTCTGGTGGACGATGCCAGGAAATGACAGCGGTGAGACGGAGATCACAATTTCTCGTATCTATAGCCGTGATGCGGGCTCTGCCCCTTTTGGGCAAGGAGTGGTTCATATCGCGGGTCTTAATCTGCAAATGGAGGGATGTGGTCACATTTGGAATGGAGATGGCAACTTTCTGACAGTGAAGCGAATTTCACAAACGTACCGCGAGACGGTTCGTGGTGTGAGTTTCGGAATGATCTGTATCGCTCGACATGTATCAGGGGTCCGGCCGCTGTATCTGGGGCTCAAGGATGGGCAGATTATTCAATCGTCCATTCACTCTGGGCTGTATCTGCGAGGAGGGTTGAGCTACACAGTTAATAAATCGTTTGCCGGAGCAGTTGGCTTCAGTCGTTCAGATAGCGAAGTTCCCATGGGCGAAAGCACCCAAGGTGACTGGGAGATCCGCTGGTGTGTTCGACCCTATCGTCTGGCTGATGCCGATGCGGTATTAGGTGCGACATTGCCTGAAAAACGGATGGCTTACGCATATGACAACGACAAAATCTACGCTATGAAGGGAGCATAAATGACGATTTCCATTAAGTCCGTAGTTACCCCCAGCGGCGAGCAATTGATCAACGTCCCAGCAGATCCTGAGATTCTCAAAAACCTCGGTTTTTCCGCAGAGCAAGCAGCTGAGCTTTGTGCTGACGCTGCTAAAACCATTCAACTGGAAAACTCCATAGTTGCGCGCCGCACGCTCTATGTGACTGAAGCTGACCCACTATTCCTAGAGTGGCAGTACGATGAAACCCCTGAAAAAGAAAAGGCTTGGCGAGATAAAGTTGCTGAAATCAAAGCGCTTTACCCCTTGCCTGATCGCATCTGACCCACCGCGAAAGCGGTTTTTTTTCGTCTCCCCAAAGCCCCTCCCGCAGGGGCTTTGGTGTTTTCCACCCGGAGAATTCAACACATGCCCACTCGCCAAACCTACACCGTCCTCATCCCATTCCCCATCGGCGCCGGCCATTGGTCCACCGCCGGCCAGGAACTGGAACTGCTGAACGTCGAAGCATCCGCCCTGCGCACCGCGGGCCGCTTGGAACTGACCAGCGTCCTCAATACCACCCCCAAGAAGGCTGAATAATCATGGCTGAGGTTTTGAACTTCGAGCACAACGGCATCACTGTGAACGCAACTGAGTCCCCCGAGGCCATGGGTGGCCTGGGGGATAACGTGATCGGCCTGGTCGGCACCGCGCCGAATGCCCACGCGTCGATCCCGAAAAATGCCCCCGTTCCGCATCAACAGCTTCACCACCCAGGCGCTGCTGGACCCTACCGGCAGTGAGGCGGGCACGCTGTTTCAGGCGGTGTACCAGATCCTCAAAGTGGTCAAGGTACCGGTCTACGTGGTGATCGTGGAGGAGGGCGCAACCCCGGCTGACACGATCAACCATGTGATCGGCGGTAACGAACCGGTCACCGGGCGCAAACTTGGCCTGGCGGCCCTGAGCAGTGTGCCGGAAGACCTGACCATCATCGGCGCCCCAGGCTTCACCGGCACCAAGGCCGTGGCGAGCGAGTTCGCCGCCTTCGGCAAGCGCATCAAGGCCCGTGTGGTGCTGGATGGCAAGGACGCCTCTGTTGCCGATCAGGTGACCTACAGCGGCGAACTGGGCGGTGCCGATCTCGGTTTCGACCGCTGCCTGCTGGTACACAACATGCCGTCGGTGTACTCCAAGGCCGCGAAGAAGAACGTGTTTCTTTCGCCGTCGTCCCTGGCCATCGCTGCACTGGCCAAGGTCAAGCAGTGGGAAAGCCCGGGTAATCAGGTGACCTTCGCCGAGGACGTTTCCCGCGTGTCGAGTACAACATTCTCGACACGTCCACCGAAGGCGACCTGCTCAACCGCTACGGCGTGAGCTACTACGCCCGCACCATCCTCGGCGGTTTTTCGCTGCTGGGTAACCGCTCCATCACCGGCAAGTTCATCAGCTACGTCGGCCTGGAAGACGCCATCAGCCGCAAGCTGGTCAAGGCCGGCCAGAAGGCCATGGCCAAGAACCTCACCAAGTCCTTCATGGACCAGGAGGTCAAGCGCATCAACGATTGGCTGCAAACCCTGGTCGCCGACGAAACCATCCCCGGCGGCAGTGTGTACCTGCACCCGGAGTTGAACAGTGTCGAGAAGTACAAGAACGGCACCTGGTTCATCGTTATCGACTACGGCCGTTATGCGCCCAATGAACACATGATTTATCAACTCAACGCCCGCGATGAAATCATCGAGCAGTTCCTGGAGGACGTTCTCTAATGTTTACCAACCGAGTCAGACAGGCCATTGCGGCCACCCTCCAAGGCCTGCCGCTGTCCGCGACCGTGGAAGAGTTCACCCCGCCGAAGATCGAGTTCGACATGGAGTCCATGTCCGGCGGGCGCTTCATTGCCGAGGAAATGGCCAAGAGCGGCAAAGTGCTCAACGCCAAGCTGATCCTGCAAGGCGCCGGCCCGGAAATCATGCTGGCCCTGGGCGTGCGGATGGGGGACGACATTCTGCTGAACGTGCGTGAAGCCGGCCAGGACCAGGACGGCAAGACCTACTTCACCTACCACACCGTGGGCGGCAAGCTCAAATCCCTGGAGGAGGCAAAGCTGAAGATGGGCGAGAAGGCCACCACCACGCTGGAGTTGTCCTGCCGCACCTATAACCGCCTGGAAAACGGCATTTCGGTGATCGACATCGACGTGCGTACCCAGAAGTTCGTCCTCAACGGCGTCGACATTCTGGGCGACGCCCGCCGCGCGGTGTTGATGCCGTAACCCCTCGGGGGCGGGTTCGCTCGCCCCCATACTTGACCAAGGAATTGCCCCATGGCCTGGATGCCACCGCTGCACCTCCTGCTGGCCCCGATCACCGCCGACACCGGCGCGACGATCGAGCAGGTGCAACTCAAACCGCTGTACTACGCCGCGCAAAAAGACGCGCTGGCCCGGGCCGGTGATGACGAGGACGACCAATTCTTCGAACTGGCGAAACTCGCCACCGGCCTGTCGGAAAAAGAGCTCGACCAACTCAAGCGCCCGGACTACGTAAGCATCGCCCAATACGTACATGAGATGTCGACGCGCCCGGCGTCATTCTTCCTGCAAGCGCCCGAAGTTGCGGCCCACGACCAGCCCGTCCACCTGCTGTTGCCCCTCGACGCGCGGCCGCACCTGGACCGAGCTGCCCCTGGAAATGCCCGCCCTGCGCGCGACCAAAGTGATGAAAAACTCGCCACCAACAAAGAGCGCGCCGAGTTCATCACCGCCCACTGCACCGGCCTGATGATCCCCGACCTAGCCGGCCTGACCGTGCCTGACTGGACGGAATTGCAGGAGCGCATCGATGATTTTTTAAACAAACCGGCGGACTTCTTTCGGAGCGCGACATCGAAGTGATCCTCGACGTGGTGCCGCTGATTTACTCGGTCAATGAAGCGGAAATCCTCGACTGGGACGCCGGAAAAGCACTGCGCCGCTACGACATCGCGATCACTCGCCTTGGCGTCAAACAGGAGTAGAGCGGGATGCAAGAGACTCAATACGAGATCAGGCTCGCCGAAGAAGACAAGCGCTGGATGACCTTTGCGGCCCTGTCCAACGAGGCGACACTCAACAGTGTGCTGACCCCCCTTCCTGATAGTTTTGTCGGGCCTTCCAGCCTGGATGCCGAACCGCAGCCATCGTCGGAACTCGGCCTGGCGCTGGTCACGGTGAGCCTGGATATCAACGCCTTGACCCTTGAGCAAGTGCGGTTGCGCGAGACGTTGGAAACGCTCAACAGCACATTATTCATTACCAGTGATTCACTGGCGCTCAGGACGGTCGATAGCGCCTCGCAGGCGCAGAACAGTCAACCCAAGGAGCCGCCGCCGGCCGCCGACTCCTGGGTCGACAAAAGCCTGCAGTTCGGGGCCGATGCGGCGAAGACCATTGCCAAGGATGTGGGCTCGAGTTTGTGGGATACGGCCAAGAGCAGGGTCTCGGGCAAGGCCATCGATGCACTGGCGCAAAAGTTTCCCAAAGCCGGCAAGTGGCTTAAAGACGACAAAGACAAAGACAAAGACAAGGATGAGGGAGACAGCGATGAACTCCCTGCCCCAGGCCTTGCAGATCTGCGTCGAGACCGGCTATGCTTCTGTCTCTTTGCTGCAACGCCGGATGACTGTCGGCTACCCCCGCGCCGCCCGCCTGATCGACCGCATGCATGAACTCGGCTATATCGGTGGCTTTGAGGGCAGCAAGCCAAGAAAAGTCCTGATCACATTGAACCAATTGATGGAGATACAAATGAAAGCACAGACCCATGCGTCTGACGAGGATTTGAAATGACCTTGATCCCTTTGACCCGGCAAGAAATGAATGAGTGTGGCTGGGATGAAATTGATTTTCTTTTTATCACCGGTGACGCTTATGTGGATCACCCCAGCTTTGGAGCGGCTCTGATTGCCCGCCTGCTGGAACAGGATGGCTATCGCATCGGCATCATCGCCCAGCCTGTGCTCCACGACTCTCGGTCTTTGCTGACCTTTGGCAAGCCACGCCTGGCTACCCTGGTTTCTTCCGGCGTGGTGGATTCGATGGTCAACAACTACACAGCCGCCCGGAAACTCGCTCGGCGACCGCT